CCACCAGTTTTTGCGGGAGTCGCAGGAATTATTGGTTTATGGATTGGTTTTACATTACTAACACGAATTATATCCTAGGAGGAATAATGAATAATCTAATCAACGATAAGACTAAGGCAATGCTAGCATCATATGGTCGTTCAGTACTTGCATCAGGTCTTGCACTATACATGGCAGGCGTAACAGATCCAAAGGATCTATGGGCAGCATTAGTTGCAGCAGTTGCTCCAGTAGCACTAAGAGCAATTAATCCAAACGATAAAGCATTTGGTGTTTTACCTAGTGCTGATGAAGTTGCAAAGGCTCTAAAGTCTGCAAAAGCACCTTTAAAGAAGGCTGCTAAGAAGAAGTAAGTAGTCTTCTATCAGATAGCCAGTCTAGAAATAGGCTGGCTTTTCTGTTATTTATTTATAATATCTAAGTATTGTTGTTTTAATTTATTTACAGAAAAGTTTTCTAATCCTATTGATAATGCTTTTTCTTTAATTTCTTTTTTATTGTTATTTTTAATATATTCATCAATTATATTTGCAAGTTTATCTGGGGCAACATTATAGACATTAACCATTGATTTTGTTCTGAATGACCCAATTTTTTTTGATTCTGTTAGCCATTCTTTAGGAAGAATTGAGTCATTTGGTGATATATCGGTCATAAAGACTGGCAGGGCACTTAGTAGAGCCTCATTCATAGGCAAACAAAGACCAGCATACCTTCTGGGAAGAATCATTGCATCAAATCCATCATACATATCTTCCCTACTATCTGGATTTCCTATTTCAATTTTTACTCTTGAATCTTTGCAGTTTGTATCAAATGGGGTTTGGGATTTAATTACTAATTCATAGTCCTGTTTAGAGTATTTAATCATTTCAAAAATACTTTCAGTTCCATTTCTATCTTTAGCAGCCTTTTTGCCACCAATATGAAGTATGCGATTATGATCTTTAGAAAGATTATTTTCTTTTGCTTTATTAAATAAAGATTCATCTGTTGGTGGCGGTAAATGTATTACTTTACATTTTGAACCAAACTTATCTTTTACTATGTCAATGTTCCATACACTGGGAGATAGCAGTATGTCTGGTAGAGACCAATCAGGATTTATTAAGTTACCAAAAAGTTCGTAGTTATATTGAAGAATAGTTTTTATTCCTTGTTTTTTAGCAAGATCCACAAGATCTAAATGATAAAAAGTTTCACAACTAATTACAATATCAACATTATCTAAAAACCATAAAATTTCTTTTGTTGTTGGCATACCCCTTTTGGTAGAATAAACATTATATCCTTGATACCATTCAGGATGTTGTTTATTATTATTAAAAAATTGAGAATTAATTAAAAGAATTTTGTCTGGATTTAACATTTTAACTAATTCTCTAGTTTGATTTCCTAATCCAGTATTATCAGATCTTGCTATAATTCCTAGTCTCATTCTTTATATCCCCAGGTTTCATCATCACTAGTATATTTTCTAGTACCTTTACGACCATCTAAGTGATAAGATCTTTTAATTGGTCCTTCTGGATGGTAAATCCAAAGTTTATGTTTTTCCCAACCTTCTTGATCAAAAACATCAAATGGAAAAGTATCATCTTGTACCTTACCATGAAATCTGTCTTCAATAAAAGTTTTTTCATTAGAAAATGGTAATACAACATCTTTATAATACCTTACTGTACTAAGATGTGGTCTTTGACTCCACTGTGCAGTTTTCATAAATCCATTTTCAATTCCAAACATTAAGTGTTTATGTGGTTCTGGAATCTCTGCTTCAAAATGAAAACGAATTGTGTTAGCCTTTTCATACTCTAGCATATCTAAACATTTTTGCCAATCAATTTCATAGTCTGGTGTTAATGGGGCATCACCTTCAACATAAAGCATTGCAGCAGTATCTATAAGGTTAATTGTTTTTTTCATCATTGTAGTTTGATGGCTATGTTCATTAAAAATTATTGGCAGTATATTTTTATATTCATGTAGACATTTCCATAGTATACGATTTTTATATTCATCATAGTCTTTTTTACGATTACGCTGTTCATCTCTTAATCCATCTATTTGCATAATAATTTCATTATCAGGAAAGTGAACTCTTACATCATTAATTGTTTGTTCTATCATTTTTGTGTCTGGATGATCTGGAATTACTGAAGTTGCAAGTATAATGGTTACATCTCTTTTATGCATTTACTTGCCTCATTAACTTTATTCCTAGATCTCTTTTATATTTCATCCACCAACAAACAATTTGATGCATATTATTTGGATAATTATTTAGTAATTCAGGAATCATATTTTGTAATAAATTCCAATTATCAATAGTTTTAACTGGTACCTCTTCATCAAAAAGAAAATTATAATAGTTCATTACATTTCCTTTAGAATCAACACCATCTGCAACTGGTAAACATAACATCTCTATTGCCTCATAAAATCTAAAAGAATCTATTACTACTTGTCCACTTGGACATGGAATAATTTTACTAATAAACATTTTATCGTAATAGACTTTAGGTTTAAGTCCCTGAGCAAATCCTTCCGTAGGTCCATAAAAAGAGTTTGGAATTAATGGCATAACTTTTGATAATTCTTGTCTTCTTTGATGAGTTATTTGTCCAGCAAAAGATACGTCATATGACTTATCTTGATAGTCTGGTAAATTTTTACTTAAATGTTGTGGTGTACCAAGTGCTAACTTATTGTATTTACTATGTTTTTTATGTGGACATTGAATCCATATTTCAATATTATTGTGTTTAACTTTATCTATATCAAAAGATCCACTTTCATCCCCCGTTATAAATAAAATAACTCTATTAATTTTATTTAATTCATTAGATATTAAATCTTCATAACCTATATTTTGTGGTCCAGGAACTACAACAAATGCTCTTTCTTCATTTGGCAATGATGTAACATTTATTTGTTCAATATTATATTTAGTAAAAAATTCTTTTAATAGTCCATAATCCCACTTGTGACTAGCGGAGTCTTCTTTGTTTACTGAATATAAATACGCTTTTATCATTTGTTATTTTTTCTCAAAATACCAATGTGCTTCATGATTTTTTGCTAAAAATTCCCCAACATAGCCAAAAGATTCTAAATATGATATTGTATCTTCTGGGGTTGTATTGTAATCACGAATACCTAAATCATCATGAATTGAAACAAATATTTTTAAGTTATTGTCTCGTAATGTTTTTTCTGCACCTTTGAACACAAGCAGTTCAGCACCTTCTACATCTATATTTAACACGTCTGGAATAATTCCAACTTCATAAACATAGTCATCTAATTTAATCATTGGTATGTTTTCTGTATTTTCATGAATATATACGTATTTATTTCTATCAATAATTGGTCCAAGATGTTTTTCGCCCCAGGCATTTAAATCACTGCCTTTGCGGGTATCTGTTGTCTTATCACCCATTAATCCAGAATAACATGCCATAGGATCTGCTGAGTAGTTTTCATACCATAATGCGTGTATGTTTGCCCAAAACTCTGGCGTTGGTTCAATTAGTACCATGTTTTCTGGTCCAACAATATTAGCATAAACTAAATTACACCATCCAGATTCTGTTCCAATATCAAAAAATACATCACCCTTTTTGAGGTGTTTTTGCATGCTATAAATTCTTTCACTTTCCCAATAATCCCAAACATCCCAATTTGCTAATGGTTCGTTTAGTTTAAGGCTATAGTCATAATTTTTTGTTTGTCCTTGACGCAAGTATGGAACTGTTTTCCATTTAATATCTGATCTTTCAATAAAAATCATATCCCCAACTCTCTTATAATTGACATCCAACGATTAACATAAGTATGTTCACTCTTTGTTCTTTCGTGTCCAGCAAACCTTATTTTCTCTCTTAGTATACCATCAAGCAGGTATTCATCTATTTTAGACTTTAAGTCTTGTAAATTACCATGCTCATAAAATACAATCTCTTCTTTATCTTTAAAATATTCTTCAAGCCCTTTAATGCGAGGATAAATAGTAAATCCACCACGACCAGTACTTTCAAATAACCTATCACTAGTATAATAAGGATAGTTAAAGTTAATGTTAAGGCTATCTCCAATTGCTACCTTGCTTTTTGCATACATGCGATTTAATGCATCACCACGAACAGTTCCAGTGTCTCCATCA